GAGAAGGCCAAGAAAGACCCGAACTCCAGAATAAACAAAAGCCTTCGGGCTTGGAATTGCTGATATGACTCAACACGACACAGCTAAAGCAGTTGCAGATGGCGCAGCAGTCTTGACAACTGTTGGCGTTATGGCGACGTGGTTGCCGCCTTTGGCTTCTTTGTTCACGATCATCTACCTAGGTCTTCGTATCTGGGAGTCTGAGACCGTGCGTGAGATGACCAATCGTATTAAGGCTAAAAATGCCGTCGACGAGTAAAAAGCAACACAACTTCATGGCGGCGATAGCGCACAGTCCTGCGTTTGCCAAGAAGGTGGGAGTTCCGCAAAGCGTTGGGAAAGATTTCAACGAAGCGGACAAGGGTAAGAAGTTTGGCTCTGGCGGAAAAACCCGTCCAGATATTCAGAAAGCAAACCGAGCTAAAACCGATCACGGGAAAATGGCTCTTTTTAAAGAAGGTGGATCTATCATGGCTACACGTAAAAACAACGGCATCACTACTGCCAAAATGGGTTCAGTGCGTACAGCGGCTCCTAGCCGTGACGGTATTGCTTCTAAAGGCAAGACCAAAGGCACTATGGTCTCTATGAAGGGTAGCACCCCCTTGGGTATGAAAAAGGGCGGCATGACCAAGAAGATGGCTTACGGCGGCAAAGCCTGCTAAATCATGATGGCCAGCCGTGGGATGGGGGATATTGCCCCTTCTAAAATGCCCAAGGGCGTTAAGAAAGCCCGACGGGACGATACCGACTTCACCCAATATAAAGAGGGTGGGAAGGTTAACGCCGCAGGCAATTACACAAAGCCAAGTCTTCGCAAAAAGATTGTGTCTCAAGTAAAAGCCGCGGCCACCCACGGCACTGGCGCAGGTCAGTGGTCGGCTCGTAAAGCTCAGCTAGTTGCCAAGAAGTACAAGGCGGCTGGCGGGGGTTACCGAGATTGAAAGCGCCTCAGAAATCATTGAAGGACTGGGGCGACCAGAAATGGAGAACCAAAAGTGGTAAGAAATCTTCTGACACGGGCGAGCGATACCTTCCTAGTGCTGCGATTAAAAGTCTCAGTCCTGCTGAGTACGCTGCGACAACGCGTGCGAAACGTGCTGGCAAAAAAGCCGGAAAACAATTCGTAGCGCAACCTAAAACGATTGCAAAGAAAACGGCAGGATTTAGATGACTACTTCAGGACTCACCTCATTCAATCTGGACCTCAACGACATGGTTGAGGAGGCCTTTGAACGGGCGGGTTCTGAACTCCGCACGGGCTATGACTTGCGCACTGCCCGTCGATCGCTTAACTTACTGTTTGCTGACTGGGCAAACCGCGGCGTGAACATGTGGACGTTTGAGCAAAACACCATCACGCTTGTGACTGGCCAGCCAACGTACGCAATCCCGGACGACACTGTTGACCTGCTTGACCATGTCATCCGAACAAACGCCAACGTAGCCAATAATCAGGCCGACCTGACGATTACGCGGATCAGCATGCCCACGTATGCCACCATCCCAAATAAATTGATCCAAGGCCGTCCTATTCAGGTTTGGGTGCAGCGTTTGACGGGTAACTCAAGCGTTTTGACTGGCACAGTCCAGTCAACCATCAACGCGACAGTCACAACTATCCCAATCACCTCTTTGGTGGGCGTGCCCACTGCGGGTTTTATCCAGATTGGCGCAGAGTTGATTGGATACAACGAGACAACCCCAGCTAGCGGTGCTACACCTGCGTACTTGCTCAACTGCACGCGTGGGCAGGACGGCACAACTGCGGCTAGCCACACAACTGGCGCGGCCATGAGCTTGGTTCAGAAGAACAGTATCACTGTGTGGCCAACCCCTAACCCCGGCACAACATATCAGTTCGTCTACTGGCGCATGCGCCGTATTCAAGACGCTGGTGGCGGCACTAAGACTATGGATGTCCCGTTCCGGTTTGTGCCCTGCTTGGCCGCAGGTCTGGCTTACTACATCGCGCTCAAAGTGCCAGAGGGTTTACAGCGCCTTGATGTTTTGAAGCAACAATATGACGAAGCTTGGGACAGAGCCGCAGGCGAAGACCAAGAAAAGGCGGCAGTACGTTTTGTGCCTCGTCAGCAGTACATTGGAAGCGGTACGTAAATGGGAAATAGGTTTTCGTCCGGCAAGAACGCCATTGCGGAATGTGACCGCTGTGGGTTTCGTTTTAAGCTGCACGAATTACGCAAAGAAATTATTAAGACCAAGAACTACAATCTCTTGGTTTGCAAAACATGTTGGGACCCTGACCAGCCGCAGTTGCAGTTGGGCATGTATCCAGTGGATGACCCGCAAGGTGTGCGTGATCCGCGTCCTGACTTGAGCTACTATCAGTCTGGTAACACGGGCTTGCAGATTGTTTTGACCAACAGTTCAGCGCAAAATGCCGCAGGGCTGCCGTCAGAAGGTAGTAGGGTCTTCCAGTGGGGCTGGAACCCGGTTGGTGGAGCAAGTAATTTTGATGACGCATTAACGCCAAATTACTTGGTTTTAAACGTAGAAGTTGGTACAGTAACTATTGCAACGACATAAGGAGTCGAACATGGACAAGAAAGATTTAGCCCAAGACAAGAAGATGATTAAGTCTGCTGTCGGTAAGCATGAGAAACACATGCACCCCGGCAAAACGCCTACTAAGCTCAAAGCTGGTGGTAAAACCAACAGCGACATGCTCAAGTATGGACGCAACATGGCCAAAGTGATGAACCAGCGCTCTGTTGGTCGTGGAGGTTAAGATGGCTACATACAGACAACCAAAGAAAGAACCAACCGTTGTTGTTGGTCAGATGCCTGTCAAGGAAGCTTTGAAAGCCAACATGTCTATTGCCAATGAGCGTAGCAACCCCTACGACGGCGTGAAGACTTCTGGTATCAAGATTCGCGGTACTGGATGCGCTACTAAAGGTGTTATGGCGAGAGGCCCAATGGCATGAACTATACGCAACTCAGCAACGCTATTCAGGCGTACACGGAAAACACAGAAGCGAACTTTATCGCTGAGATACCCGTGTTCGTTCAGCAAGCTGAGCAGCGTATTTACAATACCGTTCAGTTCCCTTCGCTTCGCAAGAACGTTACGGGCACTACGTCGACAAACAATAAATACTTGTCATGCCCCGGAGATTTTCTTGCCACATACTCAATGGCAGTGATTGACGGTACAGGCGCGTATGAGTATTTGTTAAACAAAGACGTTAACTTTATTCGGCAAGCGTACCCAATACCGACAGAGACAGGCTTGCCCCGTTACTACGGTATTTTTGGTCCTGCCACTGCAAACTCAGACGAGCTCACATTTATTCTTGGCCCAACGCCTAATGCGGCGTATGGCGTTGAGTTGCACTATTACTACTATCCAGAATCAATCACAACAGCCAGCACATCATGGCTGGGAGATAACTTTGACTCTGTGCTGTTGTATGGTTCTTTGGTTGAGGCTTACACCTACATGAAAGGCGAGGCCGACATGTTGCAGTTGTACAACACCAAGTACCAAGAAGCACTAATGTTGGCCAAGCGTTTGGGCGACGGCATGGAGCGTCAAGACGCTTATCGTTCTGGCCAGTACCGTCAGAAAGTAGTTTGATATGTCATTGACCCAAGGCGCTACTAACTCGTTTAAAGTCGGACTTGCGTCTGGAGACTTTGCGTTTGATTCGTTGTTGGATACTTCGTACAAGATTGCGCTGTATACGGGTGCAGCCACGCTGGGTCCAGACACAACGGCGTACACAACTACCGGCGAAGCTTCTGGTGGAAGCTATACAGCTGGCGGCGCTACGCTGACAATCACGCAGGTGCCCACACTGGGAAATCAAACAGGTTCAACCGCCGCCGCGTATTGGTCATTTGCAAACGTTACTTGGACAGGCACAATCACTGCCCGAGGCGCATTGATTTATAAGGACTTGGGCGGGGGTAGTACGGCGTCTGTTTGCGTGCTAGACTTTGGCTCAGATAAAACTTCTGCTAGTACGTTTGTTGTGCAGTTTCCAACTGCCACAAATAGCACCGCAATTCTTCGTGTTTCTTAGTACAATGCCATCTAATACGGCAACAACCGCGTTAATTCGCTCTTCAAATTAAGGAAATATCATGTTTAATGAAGCCGCCAAATCTACAGACATCGTAGCCGCAGCCTTGGCAACTGCAAAACCTGTAACCGAAGGCGTTGGCGCTGGCGGTGTTTACACGCTTCAATGTTTTGACAAAGACGGCAAGCTAAAGTGGGAACACAGCTCCCACAACTTGGTGGTGAACGTCGGTCTGCAAGACATGAACGCGCAGTATTTCAAAGGCTCTGCGTACACAGCCGCTTGGTTTATCGGTCTGATTAACGGTCCGGGTTCCGGCACTACGATTGCTGCCGGTGACACTATGGTTACGCACGGTGGTTGGACAGAGAACGTTGGTTACAGCAACGCAACTCGCCCCGCTGCCACATTTGGTACAGCCACCACAGCCAACCCATCTGTACAAACCAACTCAGCTTCTCCGGCTTCATTTAGCATCAATGCCACTTCAACAATTGCTGGTGCGTTTTTGGTCAGCAACAGCACCAAGGGTGGCACTACTGGCATCTTGTTCTCGGCTTCTGACTTTCAATCTCCCGGCGACCGCTCGGTGGTGTCAGGCGATACCTTGAACGTAACTTACACATTCAGCTTAACAGCGACTTAATCAGGAGTTAAATCATGGCAACAAAATTTGCAAAAGGCCAAGCTGTCAAATTGATCGCAGTCGTACCAGAAGGCCCAGTTCAAGCTCTGCGCATGGACGAAGACGGCAACTTCTTCTACATGATTGAGTGGACTGATGCTGACGGCAACGTCACACAACGCTGGTTTGAAGAAGACCAACTGGTAGCTGCGTAAGGATTTCCCGTGGTCAAGATCGACTTTGAATTTGACACACCGCACGGCGTCTTCCGGGACGCCTTGCACCTGCCTGACGACCACGGCATGACTGACGATCAGATTGATGCTATGAAGACACAGCGCGTGGACAACTGGATTGCCATCGTAACCGCCCCACCAGCAGAAGTTGTTGAAGAAACTCCTCCAACTGAGGAGTAAAAATGAGCAACACTTCCACTCGGTTCCAGAAGGGGTTGGTCCCTTGGAACAAAACCGAGGGCGTGCATATCAACTGCAAACATTGCAGTAAAGACATGCGTATTGAACCCAACCAAGTTGGGAGGAAAAAGTTTTGCTCAAAACTTTGCATGCGTGCGGGCATGGAATATAAAGGTTTGTTCCAAAAAGGGCATCCCGATATAGTCCCCCCTGAAAAACGCGGTCACTCTGAAGAAACTCGTGCAAAAATGCGGGAAGTAAACCGCAAAAATGCGCGGTACGGCCCAGAGCACCCATTGTGGCAAGGTGGCGCAAGAGAGCAACGCAAGCGCGAAATGAAAGGCTACCCATACCGAGACTGGAGGGCGGCAGTATTTACTCGTGATAACTGGACTTGCCAGTGCTGCGGGGTTCGTGGCGTTTATTTAGAGGCCGATCACATTAAGCCTTGGTGCGCTTTTCCAGATTTGCGTTATGCGGTAGATAATGGTCGGACCGTTTGCCGCCCTTGCCACATGAAACTCGATACGCATAGTGCAGGCGCACTGAAGTACAAGGAGAATAACCTTGAGTGATCGCTTCTGGGTTGGTGGTGCGGGTACTTGGAACACAAGCAGCACTACAAACTGGTCTGCTACCTCCGGCGGGGGTAGTGGCGCGTCTGTTCCGACCGTAGCGGATAGCGTCTTCTTTGACCAAGCGGGAACCTACACCGTCACCATGACGGGCGCTTTGGCTTGTCTGGACATCACGGTGTCAGCAGGTACGGTTACGTTTGCTACGGGTACATCTCCTACGCTTGAAATTCGCGGCTCCATGTTGCTGCTGGCGGGAACGGTGTGGAGTTCCTCGGGAACTATTACATTTAGCTCCACTACAACAGGGCGCACAATAACAACTAATGGCGTAACATTTTCCGCGCAAATAAGATTTAATGGAATTGGTGGCGGGTGGACGCTTGGAAGCGC